GTTGATTATTAGTAGTGTTATGTGGGAATATTAAGTAAAAAACAAAATATGATAAAAATCTTAAAAGATAATTTTTCTTGGTTAAAGGATATAGCGGTAGTTTCTGGGATAGCTATATTATTATTTTTAAATGCTCATTACGTTACAATAGATAAATTTGAATCATCAGAAAAATCGAATGAAATGGCTCATCAAGCGATTCAAACTACTTTAGTTAACATAGATAAAACTCTTGCTCTTCAAGCTCAAAATCAAGATATGTTAATCTCTCAACAAAAACAAATAGTTATCAATACTACACGACTTACTGAAATTGAAGCTAGATTGAAATTTTACGATGCTATTCAGTTGGATACTTTTATAAGAACTTCTTTGGTTAAATATACTGAACTTGATGCGAGAATTAAAAATTTAGAGATTCGTAAAAATTAAGATTGACGGTTATACAAAAATAGGTTATACTTCTACGGTGGAAGATTATTTTAATCCAGAAAAATTCATTATACGTCCTATTGACAAATCCGCTGCGGAAGAGTTAATAGTAAAATATCATTATTCCCACAAATGGTCTCTCTGTCAGGTTGCCTACGGTATTTTCTTTGTTTCTGAGGAAGAATGTAAGTTTATTGAGGCTAAAGAAGAAAAATTAATTGGATGTATGGTATTTGGTCAACCTGTGGGGCGGTCTGCTGCTGAATCGGTTTCTGAATTGATTAAGGTTACGGAAGTATTCGAGTTAACCCGCCTATTTATACATGATGGTTATGGTAAAAATATTGAAAGTTATTGTCTGTCAAGGGCTCTCAAGTATATTAAGAGAGATTTCCCACGTATTAAAGCTATTATTACTTATGCGGATGGCTCACAGGGCCATCGTGGGATTATTTACCAAGCATGCGGCTTCAACTACCAAGGTAATTCGATGTTGGCTCTCATGCCCAATTATTCAATTTCTTTAATAGATTTTCCGTATAAATGGATACACAGTAGGACTGTTTCTAGTAAATACGGAAGTCATAATGTAGAATATTTGAAAAAGAAAATAGGGCATACTTTTTATAGGAAACGAGAGTCAAGTAAGCACCGATATTTTTGTTTATTAGGAAATAAAAAAGAAAAGAAAAATATATTAAAAAACTTAAAACATCCTATTTTATCCTATCCAAAAGAAAATTCACATAATGATGAAATAGAAAAAGTTATTGTAGATACTTCGCTTATAAATAATCAATTCTTCGGCTAATCAATTAATACCCAATTTTTATGAGAGGGTCTTTCTTTACTTATTAATCTCGAAACGTTGGATTGACATAAATTATATTTTTTTATAAAATCATATTGTGTTCCGCAAAAAATACTATTTGTTATATTATTTTTAAATTCATAAACGTCTTTTTTTCTTAGGCATCCCGTTTTTAACAATGTGAGGCTTATTTTCCTTTTTGTGTTTTCTGATAAACACTTTCCCAATTTAGATATACTTATTTTTTGTTTTATTTCTTCTGAAAGATGACCACCTTTATTCCACGGATTGCTGTTAATGCTTATTTTTTGTTTTTGTTTATCGGTTAATTTTTTTCCTTTGTGAGTTTTACTAATTTTTTCTCTAGTTGCTTCGGTGTGTGTTTTTCCATAAAATCCATTATTTTTTCCGCTTCTATCCAAAAATCCTCCCGATTCATATACTAAATTATAATATAAAGTTGGATTGTCCTTACACAAATTAAGATAATATTGATCTTTCCGTGTAAGTTGTTCTTTGGGTATTTCTTCTATTATTAAAAATTCAAAATTTTCTTTACCATATTTATCCCATGCTCTTTGTAAATGAATATTATCATGTGTGTGTGATTTTAATTCGTATGTGTGGGAATACCATCTAGATTTAATGTTGGTTGAAGCACCCATGTAACATTTTTTATTAATTTTATTGACTATTTTGTATATTCCGCTTATTTTCATGATATCTTTTTAATTTCTCTTTTTGTAGTCTTTGTTTGTTTCGTTCATAAAATCTCATATATGCTTTATTTTTTGCAATACGTTTTTCTTCTTTTGTTTGATATATTAGATTTCTTCCCATATTTATAAGTATTGGAAAAATGTTGGAAAATGAAATAAATAACACTACAGAAAATACGTTCTTTGGTTAGAAACGTATATTTATAGATGATGAATCTTATACTAATAGATAGAGAAACTAAAAGAGGCCACAGGATGGTGTTTTCATATCGGTGGTCAGCGCTTGGAGCTGATTCATTTGAATCAGCCATTAAACGATATAAAAGAGCATCCGCAAATCCTGAAAAAATAGTTCAGTTTGTTAATGGTGATACAGGAGAAACTGTTAAGGGACCGAAATATGATACGACTAGACTTAAAGTAAATGGTAAGTCGATTTCCCAATTGTTGCCTTCATCGATAAAACAACAACCACCAATTGAACCAACGCAATATGAACCAAGAGATAGAACCGTACCAGTAAAAGAGAACAAAATTATGAATAATGTAAATAAATTTAAGAAATTAGTCAAAGAAGCTATCGCTGAAGTGCGTAAGGAAAACGACCCCAAGGAAAAGCTTAAAGAATCTCTTCGTCCATTAATCAAATCGGTATTGAAGGAAATTTCCAATATCACTACTCCTGAACCTGATAAGGAAGAAAAAGAAAAGGTTCAAAAGGGATATGCTAAAGATGGTAATCAACGTAATGAAAATACCAATCACGAAATGAAAGAACAATTGAACAAAATTGTAAAGGAATTGAATTCAGATTGGCAAGCATTTTGGGATGACCACAACCAATTAATTGTTAGTGCTAATAATCTTCTTTATGTCCGCATTGTTCCTAAGTTTGAAAATAATTTTGATATCGATGCGATGGTTAAGTTAGTGGATAGAGTTCGTGTAATTGGAGTTACATGGGAACAAGTTAAAGATTTTGTTAAAGCTAATTTCAAGAGTTTGTCTAGTAAGGAAAACAATAAAACTATTCCAGATAAGTTAAAGCAACGTTCTCTTGATCATTACGAAGATAGAGATGTAATCAAGAAAGCTGCTGGACCTATGGATGGTGCTATCAAGAACCGTGGGGAAAAGAATAATGGTAAAGATGCTAAAATTAATAGCACCAAGAAAGACGATAAAGATTATAATGAACCTCAAACTAAAAAGGATGAGGATATGCCTGATCAACCGATGAAGAGCGTAACGAAACCAGGTGAAGACCCGGAATCTAAAAATAAGAATATTGAGAAAACTGATAAGGTAAAACCACCTAAGCATAAACTTGATAAGAAACTTCGTGTTCCTGATAAGAAAACACCGAAACTTTCAAAAAAGAATTAAGTGAAAGAAAAACAATTAAAAGCTCTCATTAAGGAAGTAGTCAAAAACCAGGCTGTTTATGCTAAAGGATATCGTTCCGCCCAGCAAAATTATTACGACGATAATCTTATTGGTGATTTTACCGGATACCCCGATGATTGGAAAACGGGCTACAAAGCGGGAGTTAGAGATGCTCGTATGGGTAAATTTAATGATATGATATTGAAAATTTTAACTTCATTGGGAGAACTCGGTCGTAATTTTCATATTGGTGGTTGGACAAAATTCGATAAATAAAGTCATTGACTTTTACACCCCATCTGTTATAATATCTTCTATATGACAGAAGTGGATAAAGATTTCTTAAAAGATTGTCTAGCTCTAAAACCCAAAGACCTAATCATTGGTGATTTAGAGTGGAAATATCTTATGTGGTCAATATTGAAAGGAAAGAATATTCTTTTTATTGGCTCAACAAGAAGTGGTAAAACCAAATCTGCGATTTCTGCTGCTTTAGCTCTCAATCGAATAGATAAATTTTTCAAATTCAATTTAGGTTCCACTCAAGATGCTCGTGCTACTCTTATTGGAAATACAATGTTCAAAAAAGACACCGGCACAATTTTCTATCCATCTGAATTTGTCAGAGCTATTCAAACCCCCGATGCTATTATTTTGTTAGATGAATTAAGTAGAGGACACCACGATGCATGGAATATTTTGATGCCGGTGTTGGACCCAACTCAACGATATCTTAGGTTAGATGAAACCGAAAATTCATTAACAATTCCCGTAGAGAAATCTGTTACTTTTCTTGCAACTGCCAATATTGGTAATGAATATACAGCCACTAGGGTAATGGATAAGGCTCTTATGTTTCGGTTTCCTGTTCGTATAGAAATGAAATTATTGGATTTATATGAAGAATTTCGACTTTTGACGGTATTGTATCCCGATGCTACGAAGAAACAAAAAGACAAGTTTCATGAATTGTGTAAAATTTCCAATGATACTAAGATTCAGGCAAAAATGGAAGAACAGAAAATTTCCACATTTATTCCTACGGGAACGGTTGTAGAAATGGCTGAAATGGTGATGGATGGATTTGAATTGATTGAAATTGTTAAGGCGGTTATATATCCTCTTTATGATGAAGAGAACGGGGTAGATAGTGAGAGGTTATATGTAAAACAAATAGTCCAAAAGTATTTGGGTGCTGATAGTAATGATCCATCACCTATTAAAATTCCTGCCGTGACATGAGTAAATTACCAATAGAAGAAACTCATTCCGATTTTTGGTTAGATAAAGACCAAATAGACCAATATATTCCTGATGAGGAAAAAGAATCGAGCAAAGCTAATTTTTCAATAGATTTGATTCAGTTAGCTGCTTATCGAAAAGTTATATCTAATTTTGTATCTATTTTAACAGGTCAAAATATACCCGTTCAATTTTTTACTAATAACGATAGAAATTCAACGGATGGAAAAACCGTATGGTTATCTTCTTCCATAAGAAAGAAAAGCGATTTTGATTGGTCTGTAGGATTGGCTTTGCACGAAGGGTCACATGTAATTAAGAGTGATTTTAATGTATTAAAAACGATGTTTGCCCGTATTCCTCTTCCACTTCCTCAACCATTAAAAGATAAAGCTAAGGCTAAACATATTACGAATGAACAGCTAGCATATCTTTGTAAATGGGTTCTTAATGTTGTGGAAGATAGATATGTGGATAGTTATATCTATAATGAAGCACCTGGATATCGTGGGTATTATAGAGCGATGTATAAGAAACTTTGGAATAGTGAAGAAGTATCTAAAGTTCTTGAATCAGACATGTATCGGCTTCCTAATCTTTCTGCCTATGAATATCGTGTAATTAATTTAACAAATCCTTCTACAAATTTATTAGCACTTCCGGGTCTTGTTAAGATAGCAGAATTATTGAATCTTCAAGATATTTTTAGATTAACTACTACTAAAGAAAGATTAGAAGTATCGTTGCAGATTGTAGAAGTAATAATAGACAATTTAGGGAAACAAGTAGAAGATGAAGAAGAAAATTCTTCTAAAGCTACTATTAAGAAATTTCACGATGTTCTTAGTGAATATTTTGATTTGCCTAATGACAAAAATAAAACAAAAGGACAAGGAAAAGGTAAAACTGATGAAGAAGATGATGAAGAAAATAATGATGGTTCCGATGGTATTGGTGTGGATGGTGAAACTGTTGATGATTCAAATTCAGAGTGCGTTGAACCGAAGGAAGAAATAGATAATAATATAGAGCCTGATGATGTTGGAGATACAAAAGATTTTACTGATAAACAAGTAGAGAAAATTAAATCTGATTTCGATAAACAAAAACAATCACTTAAACACGATTATTCTGATATTAAGGAGTCAGTGAGTGTGGGGGAAAAATCGCTTCTTGAAGTAATTGAGAAATATGGTATTATTTTGATGCCTACTGGATTTGGAATGGGTAGTTCTCTACCGGGTGATTATACACAAGCCGCGGTTGATTGTATTGTTGTTCAGAAATTGACAAGGGAATTGATTGAATCGGGCCAGAAGATATTTCCTATGGCAGCTATAGAGAAAGTGCCTGGCCAACCATTTGAAGCACCAAAGGAATACACTGAGGCAGTTAATAGAGGATTTATTATAGGTAAATCTTTAGGTAAAAAACTTCAAGTTCGAGGCGAAATAAATATCATCAAATTCATACGGAAGATTTCGGGTAAAATAGAACGACGATTATTACATGGAATTGGTGCCGGTCTTGAAGATGTATTCAACAAAACAATAATTGAACGATATAATCGGTGCCGACTTCATATATCAATTGATGCTAGTAGTTCTATGAGCTGTCCTACCAAATGGATTCCTACTCTCACTTGTGTAACGTCTATTTGTGTCGCCGCTTCAATGGTGGATAATTTAAGTATATCGGTATCGTTTAGGTGTACCCATTATCTTTCTGATGGCGTAGAATTACCATATATTGTTTTGGCGTATGATTCGACCAAAGACAAGATTCAGAAGGTTCGTAGTATATTTCCATTTTTAAGAGCATATGGGTGTACCCCTGAGGGATTGGCGTTTGAGGCTGTAATGGATGAGTTTATAATAGGAAAGAAGAGTGATGGCCAAGACAACTATTTTCTCAATATATCAGATGGCGAACCGTTTTATGAATTAAGGGAAACAACCAACAAATACCGTTCGTCATTCTCATATCAAGGAGAACCTGCTGCTTTACATACAAAACGACAGGTAGATAAGATTCGAGCGTCGGATGTGAAGGTGTTGAGTTATTTCATAAAAAGTGATGAATTATTGAATGGATTAAATTATGGTATTTTAGCTCCTACTATTCAAGTGGTTCCTATGACTCAAGATTATGGTTCAACATTGAAATCACAATTTCAAAGAATGTATGGAAAAGATTCACAATTCATAGATGTTACTAATGTGATGGATATAGCGAAAACGATGAATAAACTTTTTTTATCGAAGGATTAAAAGAAATTTGTTGACAGATGATAATAAATCGGTTATACTGGTAAAACACTAAATGATAGTGTACAAACAAGAAAAAGTATTATGAATGAACGAAAAACAACAAGAAAAAATAAAACGAATCAAGTAATTAACTGGCCAAATGCTGATGAATATTTTACTATCAAGGAATTGGTGGAATTAAATAAACATATGCTTACCTCAGCAACTAAAGGTGCTGATATTACAATTCGTGTTAGATTAAGTAAGGCAATTGAAGATAAAAAAATAGCCTCTATTGGTTCTATACATTGTGATAAGGGACGACCACAGCTAGTTTTTACTCAACGACCCGTTTCACAATTGATGTTGGATAAAGCTAAGGCTAATGGAATTATGCTTGTCGAAGAATCTAAAATTATTGAAATAATGCAAATCAACTCCACCCCTTCCTCTTCTCCCGTCACCAACATTCTTAAAAAGACCGAAACAGTACCTGCTTAATACAAATTAAAAAATACCGTATATATGAAGAAGAAAACTATAGCACCGTGTAAAACGATGAAAATTCATATATACGGTATTTTTAATAAACAAACTAATACGGTAACATACATTACTGTAAATGAAGATGATTTCGATATGGAATTGGCTATGCTCGATGATGATATATTTCAAGCATTTGAGAGTGATTTTTTGATGGTCTTTTAATCTCGTCTCTGAGTATCTTCTTTATTCTTTTTACCATTATATTGCATAAAATACTTATATGATTTTTTTAACATAACATCTTCTTTGTAATACAATATGGTAGAAGATTTATTGATTTTATTTAACATCATTTGTATTTTTTGATTGGAACCATACATTATCGGTATATTCATTTCTACATCAAACAAAGCTGATACCGCGGGGTTAATTTTAAAATGATGATAAATAATCATAGTATCATCTATTTTTTTGAATCTAAGAGGCGGTTTAATTTTAGCATTTTCTCCAGTAATATCTATAAGTTTTTCTACAGCCTTTTGGAAATATAATTTAGGATTTGTTTTGTAAAAAAACACAAAATGGTTGGTTGGTAATTTAATTGATTTTATGACTGCAATTGAACCTATTAAAAGAGGCATATCAAGTTTATTATCGAATAACACATACGAACTATCATTTAATTTAAAACAATGAAAATATGATGGTGCGGGTTTTTTTAAATTGACTATTTGTTCTAGCATATATACACTATAACTATGAGTGAACTAGCCTTTTTTGATATGCCAGAAGTAACTGAATTACAATTGGAAAAACAAAAACTTGCCAAAGAGAATTGGGAGAAATTAAATACTCCCAAGAAAACGTATGCGAATGAATCCGCATTAGCTTCTCAAACGGACCAATGTTTCGACTTCGAGAAAATGAAGACGGAAATGTTAGATAATTTGAATTGGTTGAAATCTCTTTCTGTTGAAGAATACACTTTTCGTAAGAAATGGGAAGAGATGAAGGAAATGAAGGATAAATTAACTGAATCTGGTGTTATTAAAGCCCGTATTTGGTCTCCAAAAGATTTGAATGATGAATCTCTCACCATTAAGGAAATCGAAGAGCTAAATCCTGTAATGAAAGTAATCGTTACTCCTGATGAAATAGAAATGTGGTCAACGCTTAGAGTGTGTTGTCATTCTGCTGAACATCAACAGCCACCCGGTAGATACATTAAATTTATTTTAGTGGATGATAATACTGGAAAAATACTAGGATTTTCTGCTATTGCTAGTGATTTGCCTTCTATATCCTGTAGAGATGAATATATTGGATGGTCTAAAGAAGATAGAGAAAAGAATAAAGAAGAGGATGGCCCAATATTACATTCTGCGGTTGCTACTACTATTGCTTCAACTCAACCACTTGGTTATAATTTTTTAGGTGGGAAACTTGTGGCTATCATGATGACTTCACCTGTGGTACGAGATGCGTGGACAAACAAGTATAATGATGTATTAGTAGGTATGACCACGACTTCATTGTATGGGCCTGAATCTATGTATAACGGCATCAAAAAATGGTGGAGGGGTGTGGGTGTGAGTATGGGTAAGATGCCTATTCAACCATCGTTTGACATTTATAAGGTTTGGCACGATTGGCTAAAACAGAATAACACTGATGAGTATTTAAAGAAAATGACTCAAAAAGAGGGCGTAGCGGGTCCTGTGACAAGTGCTAAGGCTAGAGTTCTTTCTATGATATCCAAAACATTACGTATTAAGAATTCTGATTACTGTCATGGATTTCAGCGTGGAGTGTATTATAGTACATTTTACGAAAACGCTAGAGAATTTCTTTGTGGTAAAATACCCGAAGATAAATTGGTAATGAAACTATTGGTAGCTGAAGGAAATAAAGCTATAATTGATTGGTGGAAACCAAAAGCTATAAAACGATATCAAAAATTAAAGTTGGAAAATCGACTTAATCCGGATAAATTGTTTTATAATGTAATTGGAGATATGAAATATGAAGATGCAAAATCTAAGTATTTTGGAGCTGTAGGAAGATAAGTACATAATATGGGAAAAACATTTAGACGTAATGACCGGTTTAAAAAAGACCGCAGAGATAAAAACTTCAAAAATAGTAAGAAATTCAAGGAATTCAAAAAAGGTGGTTATTCTCCACCTAAACCATTCGAAGAATTACCACCCGGAAATTCGCTTGCTATATTAGATGAAGATGAAACAATATAATGTATGTGGTTCGATATTATAATTATGGGATTGATAGTGTATGTATTGATAATACATATTCGTGCTTATAGAGTAGATAAAAAGTTAGAAAAAAGAGCCGCCCGCGTAGATAACGATATAAATACTTTACATCATAATCAGAGTGTGTTAGTATCTACATTAAGAGAAATTAACAGGGAATTGAGAAAACATGAAAAAAGCAGTAAAATCTTCAAACGCAAACTCAGAGGCCCCTTCAAAGCGGAAGAAAAAGACGGAGAATGAAAATCCGAAGGGATTGGGGTTGTTTGACCATATAAAGCATATTCAAAGAGTTCAAAATCCTGATTATTTCAATACACTTACCGATTTAGACAAAAAATCATTTAATCCTTATATGATTCTAAGGGCGTTATCTATGAATCCGGATAATTTAGAACCAGTGTCGTTCTTATATCGAATTTTTGATAAGATACCGCATCTTCAATTTTACAAACTAATTATCTCTTTATTTCCACCTGAAACAAAATATTACCCTTGGATTAAGGGCATTAAAAAACACAGATATTCCGATGCTCTTACTGACTTAGTTGTTAGAAAATTTGAAGTGTCAGCTATAGAAGCTACAGATTACATTAATGTGTTAGATGCTACACCAATGGGTAAGAAAGAACTGCATAACATTGTTAGGGGTTTTGGTCATTCGGATAGAGAGATAGAGAAAATAATGTCCGAAAATGATGAATAAGCCGGATTCTCAACCACTGACAAGTATGCCTGAACAAGTCCGGCGACTTTTCCACACAAGTATCACCGAATTCTTAAAAAAAATACCACCATCCGATAAGGACTGGTCTTATCAAATTAAGGATGATGATTTGGGATTGGCATATGTTCTTTATTATTTTCACAATCCTACGGATAAAGACCCAGAAATAGGATTTATGGTCATAGCCCGTGTGGGTTGTTACGACCTACAAAAGAAAGAAATGCTTCCCGATGAAAATGATAAAATAATCGTTTTCAGATTTAAAACTGTAGATGATTTGTTATGACTGAACCAAACCCAATAATAATAGGAGTTGGAGGCATGGCCAGATCGGGGAAAGATACCTTCGTAAAAATTGCCAGAAAGATTCTCAAAGAAAACGGATATAGTTCAATCAAATTAGCATTTGCTGATGCGTTAAAAGAAGAAATAGACCCATTCCTCAGAGAAAATTATAGTATAAGTGCGTGGACTGATATTGATGAAGAAAAGACAATTATTCGTCCTTTTTTAGTCGCACATGGTTGTGGTAAAAGAGAACAGTCAAATGGAACATATTGGGTAAATAAAATTAATGACGCTATAGATATTATTCATTTTACCGAAGATGTAGTATTCATTAGTGATTGTAGATTTCCAAATGAGGTAGATTGGGTTCATGACAAATGGGGTGGCTGGTTTGTTCACTTGAAAAAATATACACATGTAGAAGGTGGATACGGACTTGGTGAAGGCTTCACTCATAAAATGTTTGACATGCCACCAAACGAAGAAGAATCCATTCAGGACCCAATCTGTGAATCTAAAGCTGATTATAAGTTAGAGTTAGAGAATGCAATTGAACGAGAGAAACGATTGGCAGGTAACACGATTGTCGCTGAATCATTGATTGATAATACATATTTAAATAACGAAATTAAATTATGTTTAATGAAGTGTCCACTTTTGAATATTAAATGATTATTTTTACGTGTTTTATTCCGTAGTTTACTATTTATTGCATATGGGGAGATATAAAAAATATATTACCGAGAAAGAAAAAAAAGAAGCCAAAAAAAGG